AGAATCTACAGATTCAACAAATTCTTTTAAAACTGTTTTTTGTTGAGAGCTTAAAGCGGAATATTTTTCATTAAATTTATCTAACAAAATTTTATATGTTAAAATTCTAACATCTTTATCATATGTTTGAAATTCTGTTATAACATCATCTGTTATTTTTTGTTTGTTAATATCTTTTAAAGTAATTGTTTCTAACAGATTAATTTTGTTTTCTATAATTTGGGTTGGGTTCGGATTAGGCGAGTTATATAACTCAATTAACGTATATAAACTGGCATATGATTTGTAATTAGGTAATTTGGTTTTAAAGAAATCGTCTGAATTGTAGTGTGTAAGAATTTCTTTTACTAAGTTAAATTTTTGTCTTTTTATAGTCCCTCTATTTAATCCTTTAGATAAGTCTATAATAGAATTTAGTATTAATTCTGCTTTTCCTTCGGTTAAATTTTTGTATTTAGATAAATTTTCATATAACTTATATTCTTTTCCTAATTCTGTTTTAACAAAATATTTTTTTAAAATATTAATAGCTTTTGATTCTTTACCGGATAAAGTATCAGATGTAATTTGTCTTACGAGTAACTCAAAGAGTATTCCAGTATTTTTAACTTTCGAATGTTTAAATTTCATTCTATTTTATTATATTTTATTATAAATATATAAAAATATTTATTCCGTTAAGTTTTCTTCGTCTAGGAATGAAATTTCGTTAGATGGTTTAGCTTTATTTGCTAAGCTTTCTATAAGACTTTTATTCTTTAAATATATTTGTTTTGCTTCTAAAGCCAAAGGCGAACCTCCTTTATATTGAGGGCGTATGCTATCTGATTCGTTATCGTCAAATTTAGCTCCTCTATTTCCTAACCTATCTTTTCCAAACGGGCTTTCTTGAGTATTTCTGTTTGTAGATTTTTCTTGAGGACGGCCTAAAGGTATATTTTCATCATACCCTTCAGGAACAGAATTATCTTGATATCTTCCTCTACCATATAATGAAGCTAAGTCGTGTGGTGTGCCATATGAACGACCAGTTACTATAGGATCATTTCCTTCTGCAGAAAGCTGTTGAACTCTAAATGCTCGCTTTTGGTCTTCAACAATTAAATCTCTATATTCTTCATATTGATCTTCACTTAAATGGAAAATATTATCGTAAACCCAATCACTAGGAAGTAATTTGGTTTCTAAGATTTTTTGAGCTAGGTCCACTTTTTGGGTTAACAACGCTATTTTTTCTTGATCGTAAATGATCGAGGGCGTTGTTAAGTCTAGCTCAAAATTTGTTAATTCTTCACCATTGTACCCTTGAGAATATAAATGTACTAATGCTATTTTGTATAATTCAGATAAAACAATACGCTGGATTCTATCAATTGTGCGAGCAAATCTAATATCTTCAGCAGCTAATGTTGCTTTACCGGTTAAATCTTTTTCGTATCCCATAAATGCTTTTGGCACCTTGAGCGCAGCAAATAATTTTTCTCTTAGATATATTACATCTGTAATACCATCAAATTGTAAACCTTGAGCTGTATCAATTTTAGTTACAGTGTCATTGCCTCTTACTGGGATATAAAAATCCTCAAGTAGGTTTTGCATATTATATTTTAGATTATATTGACCTGTTTCATTATCTATTAATGGAGTACGTTTTAATGTTGAAATAGTTTTTTGCATAAAATTTTCTACTTCAGCAGGAGGAATAGAACCAACATTGATATAAAATATTCTTCTATCTGGGCTACGGGCTATTCTGTTGATTAGCATCGCGTCTTCCATTAAAATATATTGTTTGAATAATCTGCGGGCTGGTTCTAAGTATGAATTATGAATAATAACACCATCACAAATAAAGTTAGAATTTTTACTTACTTGTATATCATATGTTTCTTCTGGTAAGTCTTCTGTTATTGATTTAATCTTAAATAGTTCAACATTATAATTTGAATTAATTATATTATATTTTTCATATTGTTGTTTTCTTTTCCCATCTAGATAAAAAGTAAAATCATATGCCTGTTTGCAATTATATTCTTTTCCTAAAATATTACATTTCCCATTCCATTTTCTAAATCTAATATTTCCAGTTTTTATTTTAATTCTATCAAGCAAAGATTTTATATCTCTTAACAAATCTTTATTATTTAGTGTTAAATTATATGAATTACAGCCCCATTTGTCTGTGAATATATAACCATCAGCATCTATCAATCCTTTTATTAATGCTAATTGTGTTTCTTCATCACATTCATATATCCAACTAGGCAATCTTTTAGAATAACTTTTTCCAACATATCCATTTATAGACATTAAATGGTGGAATATTTTTGAATTAACAGAAACTCCACTAATTTTAATTTTGCTAGTTTTAGAATAATTTAAATTTAATTTCTCTTTATTAGAATATTTTTTTAATAAATTTTCATAATATTGATTTTTCTCTTCATTTGTTCCCCTAGCAAAACCTATAGTATAATTAGAATTATTTTCCCATCCGTCTCCTAACATAAATCCCCAAAATCTAGCGAATTCTGGGGTTATTTTGTCAGGGAATGAGTTTATAGGGTTTTGGTTGGTTTTCCAATCATATTTTCCTAGTTCAGGAAGAGTTTTATTTAAAATAGGGTTAGATAATTTAATGTTTGCTTTTTTATAGGAGCATATATAATCATCTTTTTTTAGATCTTTTACTTGTTTATATTCTGGTTTGTTTTGATTAAAATCCCAAACTAAAACCGGATGATTTTCTGTTAAATTTAACTCATTATGAGCTGTTTTAATATTATATATTGTTTTAATACCCGAGTTGATTGTATTTAATACATCCGCTATTTCATATTGGTTTTTTTCTATATTAAAGGTCCAAACTTTATCTCCTTTTACTATATCTTTTATTTCTTTTATTCCATTTTCAGTATAAATTTTTGAATCTAAACGTGCGCATCTTCCATATGGAAGATAATTAACATCTGTTAATAATCTAAAATGAGCCATTTCGTAATTATCGAAATATATAGTATTTTTATCTTTTTCAAATGTATTAGGTACACCATAATATCCTGACCCCCCTGAATAAGATCCTTCAGGAGAATATTTAAATCTTATAGCATTTGGTTTTTCTTTATCATATTGTTCTTGTCTTTCTATATGATATGCTGTATATGGGATAACATTATATACTCCAAATTTTTCAGCTATCTCAAGTTTTAAGAAAAAATCACCATATTTATTCATTTGGCGAATCCAAGACCATAAATTAAATTCGATATTTAATACATCATAAAATAAATTATATAATATTTTTTGTATGTCTTCATTTGAGCTTCTAATTTGAAGTACTTCTCCCATATCATTTTTTAAAGTACATTCATCTGATATAATATCTAAGGCAGAAGCCACAATAGCATCATAATCCATAGTGTCATAATCTGAATAGATCATGGTACGAAGATATTGATAGTTTATATTTAACTGCTGGCCAAATAATGATGTTGATGATGGGGAGTATAAACGATTATACCTATCCATTATAGAGTTTGTTGCTATGTCTCCAGATGTTTGGATAGAGTCAACATCTAATACTTTTAATTGATTTCCTCCTTGATTACGAATAATAACATCCGTTGAAAATAAACGCTGTAATCGGGTAAATAAACTTTTATCTGCCATTGTTTTTTTGTTATAAATATTATAGAAGCCAGTTAATGTTTTCTTGCCCATACTTTGTTTCTAACATATATGGATTTTGAATGTTATTCGGACTATATGCTCCTACTGTTGTATTTTTTCTAATGCCACCAAGCGCGGCTCTTGTCATATCTAAGCTTTGTTGTTGGAATTTTAATGAAGTATCTCTTAAAAACATTCCTATAGCAAAAGACATAATTAAATCATCATTATACCCAGATTGAGCTTCAGGTCTGCCGTTTTTCCAAACAAATACTTTCATTTCTTCTAATAAACGTTTAGATTGTATTATAACACTTCTATCTCCAATATATTCTCTCATTTTATTCACTACTAGAGGACGAGTTCGTAAAGACATTGTAAATCCAGGAGTCATATTTGAATCCCCTTCATATATTTTTAAATATGATTCTGCAGTAAGTTGATCGGATTTAGGAGAATGGTATAAATTTCTGTAGCCTCTTTCGATTATAGAATCTAAAGTAGCCCATCCAATTGAAGCATTTTCTACAACAAGTAATGCATTATTATATTCAGTAGCAATAGCAACTAGCATATAACCAAATTCTTTTGGACTCATTTGCCCCCTATATTCTGCTATTTGAGAATTTGTTGCTATATCAATTACATGAAACGCAGAAAAATCTTTACCATCTCCTCTAGCTACATCCGCTACTACCATGTATTCTCTAGTATAATCTGCTGATTCCCATATCCATATATTCTGATCTGCTCCTCTGCGTTCCATTGGGTCTTTAATAGTAGTAGATTTAATAAAATCTATCCATTCATTATAGAATACTACATCTCCGGATGTGTTAAAATCACAATCACAATTATGTACTATCCCATATTCAGTTACATAAGTATGAGTATTTTCTACTTCTATATTAAATACTTCAATAGGAGTATCATCTATTTCTAGTTTTAAGCTTACATAAGGTTCATTGATATATTCAAAATTACAATTAGAATCAGATTTTCCAACAGTATTTAAACGTTTCCAATTTTCAATTCTTTTACTAAATACTTTTTCATTTGAAGAAATTAGAGAATTAGTCCAAGTTAATGTATAATTAGGTTTCCAACTGCTATTTTTAGGATTTTGTGATTTTCCCTGCTTTATACTAACATTATGTATTCCTAATATATTAGTAATGTATAAAATATCATATATAAGCTTTTCAGAGGTTAGCAAAAGTTGAATGTTATATTCTGGTTTAAGTAGTCCATCTCCTATTAATATTCCATCTAAAATCCCTTTTAGTACTTCATTATTTGATAAAGAATATATAAAAGAGCTAATGTGTTTGTTGTGGCATTTTTCTCCTCCTTGAATGCATAATTTTATAAAATTATTAAATATTTGATCTTTAATATAAAGTTTACTACTTCCCTCCCACATTTTAGAAGTATAATAAGAAAAACGATTAATGTTAAATTTTTCAAATAAGATTCTTTCAATTTCAAGAGGAAAACTATTTCTTTCGGTTTTTCCATTGAATGAAAATTCAACTTTATTTTTAGCTAATGACCCTTCTGAAAGAAAGCATCCTAAAATGAATCCTAAATCATAATCTATGTCAATGTATCTATTTATTTTACTAGTTTTAGTTAACCATATATATTTTTCATCTATTTTTAAAGGAAAAGATGTAGGAGAATTTGAAGTAATATATTTAGATAAATCTATATTTTGAGTAGGAATTTTATACTCATCTATTTTAGGAAAATATTTAACTTTATTTTGAGTAGTTATTAATGAATTAATTTCTTCCCATTCATTATTTTTATTTAAAAATGGATGATTTAAAGTAGTAAATTTTTGTATATTATTTAACCCTCCTTTTATTTTTACAGGATTATTTTCTATATGATTAAAAATTCTTACTACTTTATTATAGGTACCATCATGACTTAAAACTAAATCTTCTATTTTTATATCTTTAATATATTTTGGGCCATGTTTAGTATAAATTATTGTATTTTCACTAAAACATTCTTGTGCTGCTAGCCTAGGATCACCTAATAAATCATCTTGTCGTTTTCTCCATGTCTCATCTCGTTCAGGATGAACATACCAAGGTAATTTAATAGGTAAAAAATCATTATCTGCTTGTTCTGCTCTAACCCATGTTTGATGAAACCAATTGCCAGTTCCGTATGGCGTAGATAACACAATTGCTCCTCCTCCTGTTGCTAAAGTTTGTTGTGCTGAGGCCCATATTTCTCCAATATTTTCAATAAATGCGGCTTCATCTACTAGTAATAATGATACTGCTTCTGATCTACCGGCGTCACTAGCGGCAGATGTTGCTTTAATTATTGATCCATTAGATAATCTTAATGATAGTCTATTGTTTTCTGCGGCTTCTATTTTTAACCATGATGGTAAGTTATCATACATAAACTTAACCTTAGTTACCATATTACGTGCAGTTTCTTGTTTTGTAGCTATACAAAGTACATTTTTATCTTTATGAAAAGTCATTAACCATAAAGAATACCCAGCCGCTAATGTTGATATGCCTAGTTGTCTTGATTTAAGTACTATAGAGTATGGATTTTCTTTCCATAATTTTAATACTTTATCTTGAAAAGGGTATAAATTAAATAATACTCTACCTCTTTGCGGGTGTTGAATATTACAGTATTTACGCATAAAATGGCTAGGATCAGTAGCACATTTTATATACTCTTGTTTGAGTATTTCTTTTATATTTTGTTGTTCACTCATTTACCTATTTTCCAAAACAATTTAAACGAGGCTTGTGGGAATAAATCTTGATTTACTCCTAATCCTATCCCAATTGCTTTGCGTTTTTTGGTCCTGTATAGCATTTCAGCACCAATATAACTAATTTGATTAGTACCTCCAACTAATCCTATACCAGCATACCATTCTCTGTTATTTATATAAACAGTATTTTCAATTGTAATTTTTGGTATTTCTAAATTTGATTGAACTTTACGAGCTAAAATATAATTTTTTGTTATAGTGTCTTTTACTATTATATTACCAAAGGTATCAATTTGGATAGTATCTTGATAAGCATATGTTGAATAATAGTCTTTTAATATTTCATTAGTATCAATAGGACCTTGAGATGCAATAAATGTATCTATATCTGTTATAGTATCAACACGAGTCCTATATTTTGGGACATATACCGGTGTTTCAATTGTAACAGGTACTATTTCAATAGTTTTCTTTGTAATTACAGTGCCCTCTTTAATATCAGGAGGTAAAGTAAGCAAATAAATAATAACTCCTATAAGAGATATTATTATAATAGGTTGAATTATTTTAGATAATACACTCATTTTATAACATCACTTACCAAAGCCATTAAATCTGTACCTTTAATTTTAAATAAATCTTTTACCTCTTTTCTATTAATTATTTGTTTTAATATATCTAAATCACTTGATTTTTTACGTTCAGATGGAGTCATTTTAGAAAGCTTATCAACTTTTTTTGTAATTCCGGTTTTAAGTGTTTTATATTTTTCTTCTTGTGCCGCAGTAAGTTTACCGGCATGAGTAGCACTACCTTTAACAGTTTTTTCTCCCTTTTTTAAATCAGCTTGTGATGGCTCTTTATCATCATCTGATGTGTCTTCGGGGTCTGGTCTGCCATATGTATCTTCTATTTCTATATCTTCGTCTTCTGGTTTTGTTTTTCTACCAAGTCTTTCACCTTTTTTATCCTCTTCTGATTTTTTAGTTGCTATATTTAGATTTGGTTTTCTACCACGTTGACTTAATTCTCTTTCACCTTTAACTAAATCTATAAATTGATTTAATTGATTATCAAAAAGTGATTCTCCACCTAATGCTGTTTTTACATCTGAGTCTGATTTAATTGCTTGCCTCAAATCTGATTTAGCTAATTTAGATTTATTTTTTATAACTGCTTCAATAGCAGTTTTTAAATCACCAGTAATTTTAGCCATTTCAGTTAAATTACCTTTATCTTCTTGTGTAATTTTAGGAGCGTTAGGATCAAACTGATAACCTATTTTTTTACCAGTAAGCTCTCTTGCTACATTAGGGTCACTAGTAACAGTTAATTCAGCTAAAATGATTTCTTTAATATATTGTTTTAATTCCGATATTTTCATATTTATGTTTTTATTATAAATATGCATTTTTTAGGAAAGAACATGTTTTACAACTTGCTTAATACGTTCTTCAGTTGAGCCTGATATTTCTATAATATTTTTAGCACGATGTCCATGTAATCTTAACATATATGAAATAGTATTATCTATTTGTTCTCTATATTGCTCATTAGTTTCCCTAATACCATTATCTTCTATTTCTACTCCTTGAGGAGAAACATAAAATATGTAATCATATTCTTCTATTAAGAATTTAGCTACATTTTCAAATGTTTCTTTTTCATAAGGAGTCATAGAATTAGAACAATGACTAAAGGCCATTACATCAATAACTGTTCTGTCTGTTATAATGTAATCATTCATTAATTCAGCAGAACGCTCAGCTAAAAATATTAACTGCCCTTTAAGTGTTGAATCTGTGTTCAATGGAATACCTAAACTATTTAAATATTTTGAACGTTCAGTAGCGAAATTGTAATGTTGAAATGATGGATGCTCTTTCAAAGTATTAACTAACGTGGTCTTCCCACATGACATAGTTCCACAAAAACCTATTTTCATATTATAATATTTTTGGGTATAAATATAAAAAAGAAAGCTTGGTTTTCCAAGCTTTACTTTAAGTGATTTTTATATATAGTTTAAATTTTTAAATATCATATCCTCCTCTTATAGAAACAGAAAATATATGTTTTTTATTTTCTTTTCCTTTATATGTTACTGTTGTTTCTCTAAAAGATTGTCCTGGTCCTCCGTAAGTGTACCCCCCAATATTAGATTGAAGATTTTCTTTAAATTCTTCTACTGCATTCTTACCTGTGTATCCGCCAAGATCATTAAGACCAAATTCTAATTCGAATTCTAAATAATATGTTCCTTCTTCATCAGGGCCATGTGTAAATTTTATAGAATCTTTGTTAATAGATTTATATAAATCTGATTCTTCTGATACGGTATCTTTGACAATTTGGGTTGCTAATTCTTGATTAGCATTGTTTTTTGGTTCAAAATTAGATAATCTTTTTTCAGCATCAGTATTTTTATCTTCATTAATAATGCCAGCAAGCTTTTGCATTCTTCTAAATTCCTCAGATAATATTTGTTTCATAATTTAAATATTTGTTTGATTATACATATTAAAAAAAAAAAATAAAAAACGATATTTTTAATATCTACTTGTTCCTGTAACGCTAGGTTTTTTGTACCACGGAAGACCTTCTCTATCTTTTAATGCAGCATTCCATTCTTTTTCTGTTTTCTTAAAACCATAAATATAATATTCACGTTTGCGCATATTGCCTTCGGGTATTAAAGCCGGGCCGTCCCAATTGTGAAGCTTGCCATCCCATATGTATGCTATTGTGCCATCAGCTTTAGTGAGTTTTTTGGTAGGTTCCCATTTTTCCATAGTGTTTTTGGGCATAAATATAAAAAAGAAAGCTAAATATTTAAGAATTTTGAAGAATCGAAGAAGCCACATAAATACCATGAGCACCTGAAACTGTTATACCACGAGCTGATAAAGCATCACCTACAAAATGCACATTTGGATATTTAGTTAATGATAAATCATTGTAGTTTACAAGAGGCTCTGGGCTCAAATATTTTACCTCCGGTATATAGATGCCCCAATCATCTTCTAGTGTTGGGAATACTTTTTTCATATCGCTGATAAAATCTTTAATATATTCAAAGTATCCCCCAAAAGCTTCAACTACTTTGCTTAATTCGGTTAATCTTATTACACGAACGGGTTCGTTTTCTGATGTAAAGGATGGTTGTCTAAAACCAGGACTATAGTATAAACCGGCTTTGTATAAAAAGCCTTCTCCAGTAGGAGAGTGTGAAGGAGGAATATCTACAGAAACATTACATTGATTAACAACGTTGCGTGACCATTCAAATGGATCTTCAATACCATTAATTTCCATCAAAATGCCAAAATTGGTCATATCGTTTTTGTATTTTGGATCTTTTTTAGCGTGCCCGTTGTAACTATAGTCGCCGTATGTTTCTTCTACGGCAACATACGCTGCATTATTGTTTGTACAAAAAGAGCGAAGTGAAACGCCTTTATCTTCAAATTTTCTATAAAGTTTGAAATCAT